ACGGGAAGAGCTACCCTCTGCTAAGTGGAACGCCCAGTATCAGCAGAACCCCACCTCTGAGGAGGGCGCGCTGGTCAAACGTAACTGGTGGCGTATCTGGGAGAGCAACGTACCGCCTCCATGTGAGTTTGTTATACAGTCTTGGGACACCGCGTTCTTGAAAACACAACGCGCTGACTACTCAGCCTGCACAACATGGGGTGTTTTTTACGCCCCAGACGATGAAGGCATGACGGTAGCGAATATTATCCTCCTTGATGCCTTTAAGGAGCGTCTGGAGTTCCCAGACCTAAAGAAGAAGGCGCAGGAGCTTTATACAGACTGGCAACCAGATGCCTGTATAATAGAAGCCAAGGCGGCAGGAACACCGCTTATATTTGAACTTAGAGCGATGGGCATACCTGTTTCGGATTATACGCCCTCTCGCGGAAACGATAAAATATCCCGTGTTAATGCTGTATCTGATTTATTTGCTTCTGGAATAGTTTGGCGACCTGAAAGAAGGTTCGCTGAAGAGGTTGTGGAAGAGTTCGCGGCGTTTCCCGCTGGTGAGCATGATGATCTGGTTGATTCATCTACGCAGGCGTTATTAAGGTTTAGGCAGGGCGGGTTTCTCAAGTTGCGTTCTGACGAGGAAGACGAGCCGATAACTAGAAGGACGGCGGCGTACTATTGATGAAAGAGCTTGAGATTAGAGGTTGGTTGCTTGAAAAAGCCATCAGACCTATCTTTAGAAGATTTTCCAAGGTTGGCGATTGCGTTTATTTTAGTAACGATGAGTTTCCAATCACTAAAGAGCTAGAGTTTCACTTCCCGATAATATTGTCTGAGCTAAAGAATGTGATGAAGCGGGTGGATGATCTAACCCCCTTTCAAGATATAAGCCCAGATCAGATTTATATATCAAACGATGACAAGTGGAAGATGTTTTTTCTGAAGGCGGGTACAGTTAGGTTTGATCGTAACTGTCAGGAATGCCCAAACACCATGACGTTGCTTGATAAACATAAAAACATTGTGTCGGCGTACTTCTCTATACTTGGGCCGAACAAGATGCTCATGCCGCATGAAGGGCCGTGGTCTGGGATTATAAGAATACATCTAGCGTTGATTGTACCGAAAGACGGTAACGGCTGTACCTTGGTTGTTGATGGCAAACCTTACAGGTGGGAAGAAGGTAAGTGCGTGGTGTTTGATGATACCTACGAGCATATTGCTGTTAACGAGACAGATAATAACAGGGTCGTTTTGTTTCTTGATTACATGAGACCGCTACCAAGGTGGCTTTCTGCCTTTAACTGGTTGATAATAAGGATGGCTCGCTATATGCCGTACTTCACCACGCCAATTGCTAGGCATAAAGAGTGGGAACGAAAATTTTACGGAGAGGATCAGTTATGAAAACAACAGGTTCAAGGGTTCGGGCTGACGCGCCAAGAGCGGGACTAAGAGGCAAGTCAAAGAGAATTACAAGAGGCAATACTTCTGTTGAGAGGATGGAAGAAGAAAAGCCCAAAAAAATGATAAAAGAAGAAAAGCCCAAAAAAATGATGGGTGGAAAAAAGCCAAGGGATATGATGTATGGCGATGGCGGTATGACAAAAAAAGTTAAGATGATGAGCGGCAAGATGCCTAGAGACAAAATGTCTTACGCAGATGGCGGAAAGCTCAACATGGTCAAGAACAGTAAAGGCGATATGGTTCCTGATTTTGCCGCTGACGGCATAGGTCGCATGATGGGTGGCGGCAAAACTGTTCTAGCTGAAGACGGCATGAACAAGATTAGCGGCTATGCGAAAGGCAAGAAGGTAATGCATTACGCAGATGGTGGAATGACCATGACCTCGCGAGGCTGTGGCGCGGCCCGAAAGCAAAAGTTTGGCAAGAACGGCTAGGGCTGACCTATGGCGATGGAAAAACGATTAGCACCACCTAACCGCTTCGGCCCACAGATGGACGAAGAGGCAATTGAGATTGAGATCGTCAATCCAGAGGCCGTGTCTATAGAGACCCCAGACGGCGGCATGATATTTGATTTTGATGCCGACGAGGATGTAATGGGCAACATCCCATTTGATGCCAACTTGGCTGAGTTCATAGAAGATAAAGACCTGTCATTACTTTCTAGTGAGCTTGTTGGGTTGTTTAAGTCAGACAAGGAGAGTCGGGCAGATTGGGAAAGAACCTACATAGAGGGTCTAGACCTGCTTGGCTTAAAGCATGAGGACAGAACCACTCCTTGGGATGGCGCATGTGGCGTTTTTCATCCGCTTTTGACAGAGGCTGTTATTAAGTTTCAGTCACAATCCATACAAGAACTCTTTCCCGCTACCGGCCCTGTGAAGACTACCGTTGTTGGCGTGATTGATGAGCTTAAAGAGAAGCAGTCTCATAGAGTACAAGATTACTTAAACTACCTTGTCACTGAAAAGATGACGGAGTATAGGTCGGAAACAGAGCGGTTGTTATTTTCACTGCCGTTAGCAGGCTCTGCGTTTAGAAAAGTATACTTTGATCCTAACATGGGTCGCCCGTGCAGTATGTTTGTGCCTGCTGAGGACTTTGTTGTTAGCTACGGCGCATCAGACCTCTCTACTTGCGAGAGAGCAACGCACATAATGAAGCGAACCAGCAACGAAGTACGCAAGTTGCAGGTGTCAGGCTTCTATGCAGACGTTGATCTAGGCACTGCAAGCGAAGATGTTGATGAGATTGAGAACAAATACCAAGAACTGACAGGCAACTCATCAACCTATGACAGCGATTCTCGCCATACCATCCTTGAGATGCAGGTTGAACTTGACCTTGTGGGTTTTGAGGATAGTCAGGAGGGTGAAGAGACAGGAATACAGCTTCCCTACGTTGTAAGTATCGATCTTAGCTCACGAAAAGTGTTAGCAATTCGTAGAAACTACTACGAAGACGATGAAAAAATGATGAAGCGCGAGCATTTTGTGCATTACACCTATATGCCCGGACTTGGCTTCTATGGATTTGGCTTAATTCACATGATTGGCGGTCTTGCGAAGAGCGCGACATCACTTCTGCGCCAACTTGTAGACGCAGGAACGCTTGCTAATCTTCCGGGAGGCTTAAAATCTAGAGGCTTAAGAATAAAGGGTGACGATACCCCGATTATGCCCGGAGAGTTCCGCGATGTAGACGTTCCCGGCGGTTCGATACGCGAAAATATTACTTTTCTTCCCTACAAAGAGCCAAGCAATGTTCTTTATCAGCTTATGGGCGATATTGTAGAGGAAGGAAGACGATTTGCCTCTGCCGCAGATGTAAAAGCGGCAGATATGAACTCAGAAGCCCCTGTTGGTACGACTCTAGCCATACTAGAGCGATCAATGAAGGTAATGAGCGCGGTTCAAGCGCGGTTACACGCATCAATGCGTAAAGAACTGCGTATTTTGTCTAAGATTGTCTATGACTTTGGCCCTTCTGACTATCCTTATCAGACGGAAGCTAATATGTTGGTGAGAGATGACTTCGATGGGCGTGTTGACGTTATTCCCGTCAGTGATCCTAACTCAGGCACTATGGCGCAAAGAATAATGCAGTATCAGGCGGCATTGCAGTTGTCTCAGCAGAACCCAGACATGTATGACCTGCCGTTATTGCACCGTCAGATGCTTGATGTTCTTAATATTAGAGATGCAGATAAGATTGTTCCTCTAGATGCCGATATTAAGCCGACCAATCCTGTCAGCGAGAACATGAACATTATAAACAACAAGCCCGTTAAGGCGTTCTTGTATCAAGACCATGAGGCGCACATCCAAGCGCACATGGCGTTTATTGAAGATCCTAAGATCCAAGAGATTGCAGGCAAAAGCCCAATGGCAAAAGCTATGCAAGCGGCTATGGCGGCTCACATACAAGAGCATCTGGCGTTTGCTTATCGTCAACAGGTTGAGAAAGAGCTTGGTGTTGAGTTGCCAGCAGAAGGCGAAGAGCTTCCTGAGAGCGTTGAGCTTAGATTGTCTCGACTTGTTGCCCCTGCCGCAGAGCAGTTAAAAGGTAAGAATCAGCAAGAGGCTCAACAGAAGAAGAATGCGGAGCAACAGAAAGATCCAATCGTTCAAATGCAACAGAAAGAGTTGCAGATCAAAGAGCAGTCGGCTCAAGCCAAAGCTCAGATTGATCAGGCAAGGCTCCAGCTTGATATGGCGAAAGCAAGAAGCAAGGCAGAATACGATCTTCAGAAACTTGATCAAGATGCAGAGATTAAGAAGGCAGAGCTTGCTGTTAAGATTGCAGAAGATAACGCCCGTGAGCAATTGCAGAGTCGAAAGATTACATCAAGCGATCAGATTGAAGGCATCCGAATAGGCAAAGAGATCGCAGAGAGTATATTTGATGGCGAACGCTAGTAACAACTCGTTTGAGTACCTGCGAGAGCGATTAAGAGCGCAGATGAATGATTTAAGTGACCACATTAGCGGTGGTTCTTGCAAAGAATACTCCGACTACACTAAGTGTTGCGGAATTATCGAGGGTTTAGCCCTTGCAGAAAGAGAACTTCTAGACCTTAAAAAGAGGCTAGAAAGCGACTAATTCGCCATATTTCGTGGCGCACAGCGACTCTGGACGTTTTTTTCCAGTGCAGAAGGTATCTCTGATGAGTGTATCAAAGATAACAAAGAAGAAAGACGAGGATGAGAATTCTCGCAAGGCGAGTCAATTGCCTAAGCCTTTGGGCTATAAAATATTGATAGCTTTACCTGAGCCAGAAGAGAAGACTGAAGGCGGTATTATAAAGTCAGCTAGGTCGTTGCAAGAAGAAACTACCGGATCAATAACAGGCATGGTCATAGAGATTGGCCCTGATGCCTACGCCGATCCACAGCGATTTCCTTCTGGAGCTTATTGCAAGAAGGGAGACTGGATTTTAATGCGCTCTTATTCTGGCACTCGATTCACTGTACATGGTCGAGAGTTCCGATTAATCAACGATGACACCGTAGAGGCTGTTGTTGAAGACCCTAGAGGAGTAGGTAAAGTATGAGTGATTCAGAAGAA